TAGCTATAGGTATAGACATAGCTGAAGGCATAGCTACAAGAGATCCTGTTCAAACAGCTACAGCAGGAATATTAGCCCAAACTATTGGTCCCAAGGCTCAAGCTTTAATTGGTGCTGCTTCTGTATTTATGCCTTTTGATGCTGAGGCAGTTAAGTTAGCAGGTTTACCAGAATTATTTAGTGGTGTAGTAGAAAAAATAAAAGGTGCTCCTAGTAAAGCTAGAGGAGAAGAGATTAAACAAAAACCTGAACAGTGGATGGGTGGCATGTTAAAAGGTGGCACTACTGTTAAAATTAATAATGTAGAAATACCTATAAAAACTAGCGAAGTTGAAAATATGATTAGACTTATTAAAAATAATAAGTTGGACGATAAATTATTGACCAAAGATGAAATGGTAAAGATTTTAGAAGACCAATATTATACATCATTCATAACTGAAAAAACTAGCCCTGCTTACTTTAATAGACTAGGCAATATGGAAGTTACTAAAATAGAATTACCTAAAGACGGTAATGTACCTAGAGATTTATTAGAAATAGCTAACTATGTAACTAGAGATGCAGGAGTTCACCATGGTGGTGAGCAAGGTATCATAAGCCACTCACTAATTAAAAGAACACAAGGAACAGATGGTGCTGGTTATGAAATTACAGAGATACAAAGTGACATGGCTTCAGATGCGCACAAGTTCGGCATATTAGGTAGTCCTAAAAATAATTTATATCAAGAACTTAAACAATCTTATAAAGATATGCGTGGTCCTGAGAAGAATAAATATTTAGATTTAAGCCCTGCTGGTGGACAGTTACCAGATTTAAATTCAGTGTATTTACCTAGTAATAGAAATAAAATAATAGAAAAATATGGTGCAGGTGATGCAGTAGGTGGTGGTAATGCAGTAGACAGCTATGCTGCTGCAGTATTTGATAAATATAAAGGTTCATTACAAGAAGTTGATAGTCTTTATACAGACGAATATTTAGGTAAGCTTTATGATTTATCTACTGATAAATTATTTAAAAATAAATATGAAAAAGATGAATTTATAGACCTTACTAGAAAACGCATGAAAGATAATATAGTCCATAGCTTAGACTCAGGAGAAACTAAAGGAGCAAATGTTATAGAGATATTAGACATGACAGCTAGAGGTTATACAACTTCTCCTAGGTCTTTATATAGTTCCGTTTATAATGCTTTACAGAAAAAAGTTAACGACTTACACCCTTCTTATAACAGAGATGATTTTAATACTTTAGGATTTAATTCAGAACAAGAAGAAGTATATGATGTATTTAAAAAAGTAGAAGGAGATATAAAAGACTTTGATACTATGTCAAAAGCTAATCCTATAAATCAAGGTAGTGTACCAGCTCAAACTCCTTTAATGAAAAATTTAGACTATGTTGAGTTTGAAATAAAAAAGCATCTTGTAAAAGCTGCAAAAGAAGATCGGAATATATTTATTCTTCCAGGAGAAGAGCCTGTAAGATATTGGTCAAACAGAGGACAAAACGAACAATTTTTAAATACCATATATAGTTTAGTGCCTGATAGTAAAAAGGGTTACAAAGGTAAAATAGGTCAAGTTCTAACTAAACTTAGTAAAAAGTATAATATACCTTTTAGGTTAGAAGGCAGAGTAGACTTAGACAATAATAATCTCATAGAAATATTTGAAAATGAAAAAGCAAACTTAGAAAACTTAGCAGACCTTACTGATGCAACTTCAGGAACTTTACAAGGACCAATGCTTAATTTAGGAACTAGCCCTTATGAAACTATCTTAGTTGATGCCACAAGAAAGCAAATTGATAGGATTAGGAATCTAAGAGAAGATTATGCAGACAATGTAGCAGGAGACGCAGACGACTTTGCTCAAGCTGAGTCAAGATTTAATGCAGAAGTTTTTAATGACCCAAAAGATTTTATATTTAGGTCAGACTTGTCAAATATAATAGATTGGGATGGTGCAGTAGAAGGCTTTGAACTTATGGCTAAAAATACAGAATCTAAATCTGTTAGGTTAGCTTCTGAAATATTTAGCGAGATAACTAAGAAAACAAAAGCTAATTATGATACTGCTTTGCGTAATTTATCTGAAAGTAGTGATTCTGTAGAAGGATTAACTGAAAGACCAGATGTTAATAATCTTGAAGATCTATTCAATATAACTTTAATACAAGCTTCACGTAAAGCAGAAAAAGAAGTTATCGGTAATCTATCTAAAGCTAAAAAAGAAGAACTAACACAATTAGGTATTATAGGCATGGACCAAAATGCTAAATTTATAGTTGAATTACCTGATACTGTAAAAGAGCAGATTATTGAACAAGGCTTTCCAATAACTGGTTTATAAGGTATAAATAATTATTCTGGGAATTTTAAGCTATAAGGACTGTCCCAGCAGACTCTCAAAAGACCTTATAGTAAACCCTTTTTGAGGAGGTCAATATGGCAAGAACAACATTTTCAGGTCCAGTAAGATCCATGAGAGGATTTATCTCTGCTGGTCCAGACGCAGTAGTAAACATTACAGCAGAAACAACTTTAACTTTTGCAGACCATGCTGGTAAGCTTATAGAGATTAATGATGCAGATGGTGCTGTAACATTACCATCATTAAAAGCTAATAGCAAAGCAGCATCAGCAGGAGAGAACGATCCTAATGTAATAAACCATCAAGGTGCAGTTTACAGATTTTTTGTTGGTACAGATGCTACTGATTTAGATATTAAAACAGACGGAACAGATAAATTCGTAGGTTCTATAATGGTAGCAGTAACAGATGGCAGTAAAAAGTCATTTATACCAGCAGCAACAAATGATGTTATTTCTTTGAATGGTAGCACTACAGGTGGTGATAAAAATTCATACATTGAAATTACAGCATTAGCAAGTGCTGAATATTTAGTACAAGGAGTATTAATAGGTTCTGGTACAATAGCTACACCATTTGCTGATAGTTGATAGGAGTTTTAAATGGCTAACATAGTAACAACCACTAAACTTTCTGAAAGTGTAAATGAGGTTGTTTATGCTTTTCAACTTCAATATGTTGATACAGGAGATGAATCAGGAGTATTGAAAGTAGATGTATCAGGCTTACAAGCTAACTCTAATGGAGATGCTTGTACTGGAGTTAAGATATTAGAGTGTACTTGGGTTATATCAACTATGACTGTACAAGTATTAGCAGATGCAGATACTGATGTTATAATGCTTCACCTTACAGAGAACCAATCAGGTTATGTAGATTTTAGATCTGTAGGAGGTTTACCTAATACTAAAACTTTAGGTACAAACCCAACAGGTGATATTAAATTTACTACTACTGGTTTAGGTGCTGCTGGTGATTCATATCAAATTGTAATGAGATTGAAGAAGAAATATTCATGACAACTTCAGGAACAGTAGCATACAGACCTAATATAGAAGAAGTTATAGCAGAGTCTTTTGAGCGATGTGGTATAGATCCGCAAACTCAAACAGGTCAAAAAGCTACCAGTGCAAGAAGAAGTTTAAATTTACTTTTTACTGAATGGTCTAATAGAGGTTATAACTATTGGACTGTTCAGTACAATACTATCGCTTTAACTGCAGGCACATCTAATTATAGCTTAACTGCAGGCATAGTAGATGTAATAGATATGGTCTATAGAAATAATAGTAATGACCAACCTATGCAAAGAATATCAATCTCTGAATATAATCAAATACCAGATAAAACAACA